GTCCTGTATGTCTGTCAAAGGGTTCCATGTGAGATCCTCTTCAGGACCTCTTAGTGCATCCCAGTAGTACGGATAGACGTACGGAACTTTTCGATCCAAACCCTCTGCCCTCCAATACAAAAAGGAGTTACATTGGAGATCTTTGTTCCAAGTTGGGTAAGCAATAGGGAAATGCCAGGAAAGACCCCACATCTCAAGCTTACGCTTGAGTGGGGCTCCAAGGCCTCCCATGTAAAAATGCAAACCAGCTTCATCCGGGTAGTCGGGGGGGACAATCTTAAGACTAACGTCCACTGAAAGGATCTCTTTCAGCAACATCAGTACTGTTGTTGGAATTGCCAACACGTCCCACCTCCGAAGTATACCATTTAACAATTTGTAGCAGAAAGATCTATACGTTGCTGCACCTACCACACCACCCATTGCTTCGGGTTGGAATGGCCTAACATTCCTGCCAAGATAATAATCGCAACCGCAAGATTCGCGGAAGGGCAGATCACTGAAGGTTTTATCGGGATTAAGTTTCAGTCCTAACTTAGGGAACAAGTATTCAACATACTTGTGCATCCCTATGGGGTATATTAAATCATCCCCATAAACTGAAATCTTACCTTTACAACCAGACAGTGAGGCTATACTTTTGAGTATAGCCCAGAATATCAGTGTCTCTAGTGGGAAAGTATAGCCAATACCCATCGCCATGAAGGAGCAGAGTTGGACACTCCGCTCTTCGATGAAGACGTTCTTGACTCTACCAAACTTCAACACCTTGTACCACTCGCGCGGCACAAGGCGATTAATCATCTGGGCTGTAAAAAGATCGGAGGCCTTTGAAAGGTCTGCCGTTACAAGCCCTCGATGTAAAGAAGCGGATTGCACGACTTCTCCATGTTTCTTTTGGAGACGACGTATATCCAAACCCACGTTAAGCAAGCGCTGCTGAATCATGCATCCCAAACCATAGGAATGCATAGAACCAAGTACTGTATTTGGTACTATAATGCGGCTTGCTTTGAAACTTTTCGGTACAGCAGTGGCTTTGAGGTGGTCAACAATCGTCCTGCTTGGTCCTATGAAGTTTGCATTTCTGCTTAAATCAGAGTTATATTTCCTCCGATAAACTTCTTTTGGACACTTGTTCAGGACATCTTGTAGGATATTGTCCCCTGCAAGATAGTCGTTAAACCATTGTTGATGTTCCAAAGACCCTGTGAGACTTGCCAGCTTAACGTCCAGATACGAACGGTCGTATGGCACTCCCACATTGGCCCGCTTTCCGGCTCTGACGTAAGAAAAGTGTTCTTCCTCGGAATATTCCCCGAGTACTTCCTTGATTATACACCGTGCCTTTTGAAAGACACGGTATTCGAGTTCACCTAGTCCACCTTTAGGGGTGGCAAGTTCTACCTGGAAGTTTGCAAATCCTTCCAAAGCATCTCTGTCAAGTTCTTCAGAACTAACGTCATCGGCAAAGATATATCTCTTGAAAAGATTTCTC